CGCAGGTGTCTAACCAATGAAGGTATCCCCCATCCCCGTTATCCCGCTGTTGCGGGGCAGACATAAGCCGAAACTTTGGCATGTCAGCGCTAACGAGTTGGGAGTCACTTTCAAGGTTATCACCGCCCCATAAACACTCCGGTATATGACTCTTCAGCAGACGCCACAAGGGCTCTACTATAGGGTCGAGTATGCTGTTCCAAGGCATACTCGCCCACTTACGTACCTGATTCGCAAATATAATCGCGTCTCGGGTTTTAGCAAGTGGACGTCGGAGATAAAATGGGGTGATATCATGTCCATCGTGGTAATGACCTCCACAGCTTTCCCTAAAAGGGCCAGCAATGAAGGATTTTCCACGGTTTACGGAAAAACCGAAATAGTCTAAGACTGAGATAAGGTCTTGGACATAATCGGTTCCGACAATGATGTCGTCACCATAAACGGAAATGACTCCACTACCTCTCATAAAATGTCGAGTGGTTTTCGCCAGAGCCCAAAAGAGCAAACTCTCAAGCTCAAACGTAAAACCATTCCCCATCGATGAGAACATGTGGTTCTTATGCCATTCACCACCAACAAGGGTGGATGGCGATCGGAGGTCGGACAAGAGCCCGTACCACAGATCTGGCAAAAGAAGTTCGACTATCATCATGCTCACGCTATCGCTAGCGGAAGAGAGATCGATAGTGGCCAATCTATCAGTGATGCTGCCCTCACGGGCAAGTCTCTGATTAATTGACTGATCGTTGAGGTTTATCCCAACGGTCCGAAGCCTACGGCGGATGAAGTTACCAACACCCTTCTGTAGGTACATGTTAAGATCAGGCTCTTTACAGGCTACCCGATCAATGGTAGTAGACTTGGGGACTGTGAACATATGGTTCCCTTGGACTTCCCGTATAGAGAGGCCGTCAGAGAACTCGGTCCACAGGGGTGATTCATCTCTCACGAGATCGAACCACTTTCGTGCGGCAGGCGTAATATCTGCTTTGCCGAGGTACTTCAAAGCCGGATGACTCTGAAGTCGCGAACGAGTCGTCGTCGCACCCCCACTGAAACTCCCGTTTAAGAGAGCTTCAGCTGGGACAGTGTCACCGAGTAGTTTGGTGACAAGACCTTGTGCGTAATCAACGAACGACCGCCAAGTTACTCGAGGAAGTATGTTGTATTCTTCCAAAGTTAAGAGTAACCGGGTATTAGTCGCATCATTGTCACACTCAACAGAAAGCCACTTGTTAATGGCTCGCTGTGCGCGTACATCAGCGGAATCCGTATCGCGAGATACGAATTTCTCCATGAACACTTCCTTAAGGTACTCAGTTTTTCGATTGATGTCGAAACTCTGAGCACCGTCTAGGGCGTGTATCATTCTGATAACGTCGCCGGTGAGGGTCTCGGGGAGGGTCACATTTGCATCGGGAAACCGATTGCGAAATGAGCTCTTCTTGTGTATTGAACGTCTGTTCATTACTAGATCCATCTGTCAAGAGGGAAATGGATAGTCCAGCTACTGCCGTAACTATCGAAGAAGCGGCGATACCAAGGATCAACCTGGTCTGATCCGCCGGCCTTTCGGGCCGGCGCGTCAGCACTTAGTAGATACCCTGGAGATCGACGAGAACGCCGTTCGTGAGAGCTTCCGACGAATCGAAAGCACTCTGGAACATGCCAACCACATCCTTACGCTCCTGCGTCGACGACGCAGGATCGAAGGTGAAGGTGGCATCAACATACGACGTACGAACGATAACTGGGGTCGAAACCCCGTTAACGGTCTGAGTCTGTACAATGGGGAACTGAAACTTTAGTACCGCCTTGTACCGACCTTGCGTCGTCTTGTTGAGCGCAATACTCACACGGTTATTCCCGATGGGAACCCCCAACGATTCGACCACTGTCCCCAACCCGTTGACAATATCCAACGGGGTGAAGGTGTGATTGACTGGCGTTGCGGCTCGGTCTGTGAGGACCAAGTTCTGCAGTTGTGGCATAAATTGTGCCTTTCGAGGTACAGTTGAAGCCCACCCGTTTCCCAAGAATTATTCCGCCGACTAGCGGAAATTCTTTTGAAGAAATAGGGTGAAAGCAGATAGACCGTTTGAGAGAGAAAACGGGTTTTTGATAAACCACAACCCGACCTGAGGCCAAGTTGTGAGTTTACGACGATCATAAGAATAGCCTTGAAAGCGATTCTCGATCGCCGGTCCCCCGTAAGGAGGAACCGGATCCCGATAAGAAGTGCAGGAGACCTGCGTCTTCAAACCGGCAAACCCGCCGAGGAACTCTAATCCCGCTGGAGGCAATAACGAATCCAACATGGGGCCGATAGGTGCTACCCAATCGACCACAAATGAAAACGGTATTAAGTCCCAAGCAAGACGTAAGGGGTTGGACAAACCAACCTGATCTGCAATGTGTAGGGTATCCGAACTGACCAATGCGTAGAGTTTGCATTGAGCCTGTTGAGTACCTGAACCGGACCCGCGTTGAAGTCCTGTGGGATTCATATGGAATGAATCTACAGAACTCCTGCCGTATCCCGAGACGATGAGCGGAGGTTTCAATCTCTGCTTCAACAGCTCGTGCAGACCATAAATATCCGACATGAGTGGCTTCCAGCCATACTTATACTGGAGAAACAGGTCTGAACCGCGCCTAACCATGGAGCGGCCATCCCTAAGAATCCGGCCAACCTCCCCGATATTGCCTCGCTTCGCAGCGAGAGCAGCACGGAGAAGGGTTAAACCGGCATCTTCAATCATGCCAAATGTTTGGCGGGCCTGGGCAATATTCTCGCCCATACCCATCTTCTGATCTTTAATCTTTTGGAGAGCCTTGTAGCTCGCCTCATATTCAAGTTCAGTAGAATTAACGCCAAACGGACCGTTCCAGTAGAATTTCTCTGGTACCTGCTGGTGCCGAAGATTATCATCTGGATAACCTGCATCAAGCTCACAAGAGAATGAGCCATCAACATAGGTCCACTTTTCCTTACCCCAGTGAAAGTCTGCAACGCCTCTAGCGTATGTCGTTGGATCTCTCCAAGGATATCCGCCAGATAAGAACCGAACTGGAGAGTTCGATCCTTCTTTGCGACAATGATGAACCATAAGATTACGGCTGTCGTATACACCGGGTTCGTAAATGGTATCACCATTCCGACACCCACGTATATATTCAACATACTCGTTGAATACATGATCCCCTTTCGAGGGGTTCCGCGCAGCCAAGCTCATCATAACCTCACTAGGTAGAGTGATGGTATCCCGAGTGATTCCAGAGATGCAGAGCACATGGTCACTACGGACTTACCAATATACTCAAGAATCAAGCCTACATTGGATAAACCAATCATGACTTAAGCCCCTGCGTCCGCGCGCATATACGCGAGCTTACACAGTGAATCAGCTTAATACAGCTGACATTACTTGAGTAAGACCCCCA